TCAATCATAAATACCTCCTTTGTGTAAGCAGTTTTAAAACGATACTTAGGTTTTATGTATTACATACCTTAACATAAGTTAAAGTATACTGTCAATTCTTTTTTTAATTACTATCTGGTTAACAATCGTTTCAGCTTGTAAAAACAAATTATTGTCAAGAAAATAATCAATCATGCCTAAATCATTTATAGAAACATCTTCTATAGTTACATTCTCACTATTAAGATATTTTTTAAATGACTTTTTCATATCTAATTTATCCACATTGTGCCTCCTTTGTTTTTATTGAATTATCATTCTTATTTAAATAATTAAGTAGACCTTGTATAGTGTCTGGATTGTCTTGTAAAAGTCCTAATGCTCGATTACATTCGGCACACAAAACACCTCTAACTTGACCAGTTTTATGGTTATGGTCAATGTTATGATTCATAGTAATTTTTATGCCATCTTTTCTTGTATAACTATGACCATGTTTTTTACCACAAGCCATACAAGGTTTTTCCATAAGCTCGAAATAGTGTTCTTTTGTAATACCATACTTATTACATTGAACACGAATTCGAAATTTGTCATTAAGTACCTTTCTATTTCTTGCTACATATTCTCTTCGTTTCTTGTTATATTCTGGATTACCAGTACAATGTTTAGCTACATAAATTTTTTGTTTTTGAGATACAGCTTCTTTTATTTCTTCTATGGTTTTATATTTTCCACCCAATTTTGTCCCAGCATAAACAAAAAGATGTTGATTCTTAGCACTATATTTTTTACATCTTTTTCTATGTGCTTCTTTTAAAAGTGCTTTTTCTTCGGGTGTCTTTTTTGCATTACGTTTTTTTCTTTGGTCGGACTTAATTTTAAGCACTTCTTTTTTACTTAAACCTTTTAGACATTCTCTCATAAGATACCTCCATATCTTTATTTTCATTATAAAACATTAGAACTAACTTGTCAAATTTATTTTAACATCTTATTTTAATATCTACATTATAGACCTAAGATGTCAATATCGATACAATAGGTCAATATTGATATCATAGACCTATGATGTCCATAATTAATTATTTTGAACTATTTCATAACCAAGTTCTTTAATTAATTTAATAGCTCTATCGGTTAATGTTTTTTTACCTGATAGTTGAGCAAATCTTTTTGCTTTATCACAAACAGGATAATTTAAATCTATCCCATAAACATTTTTAACTTTAATAAATATAATATTCATTTATTCCACCTCCAAATTATTATCTTTTAAATCATATTTTATATAAACTGAGCTATCGTCCATTATTGGATTTTGCAAAACTTTTTCAAATATATTTCCTGCAATATATTTATCTTCATCATAAAACGGACAAAAATTAACAAAAGTTCCTTCAATATCAAACAACATCAAGGATACATTTTTAAAATTATTTTCGTCTTTAACACCGAATACAAAACCTTTAAATTGGCTTAATACTCTATTACTAAAGTCGTACCAATTTTCATTTGGAAACCTCGCAAAGTCGATTACTATTTCTGAATCTGGTGGATTAGGATATTGACCTGTTCCAACTTCTTCAAAAGTAGCAATAAAAGTAAATTTATTATATAAAAATTTATTCATCTTATTCTCCTATTCTGGATTTTTGTTGAGATATCCAGAAACTCATATAATTATTTAGAACTTATTTTTTCAATTCGTTCTTCATCTTCCCTTAGGTCGTTAACTATATGTTTTGCAATCTCCATAAAATTAACATCATTTAGAGCTTGTATAGAAACATCTCTAAAAAATCCAAAACCTATTATTTTCTCATATGTTAAAGTTTCAAAATACTCATGTAGCCTTGTAGACACTTTGTAATAATCTACGTTATCAAAACCTCCTTTTTTTATAATTGATGAAAATATATTAGCGTGTACTAGGGAATTAATTTCATGGTATAGATTTTCATCGTTATCTATCCATAATTTTAAATTCCAAGTTTCCCAATTAGTCCATCCGTTGTATTCTATATTTTTATTCATCTTATTCTCCTTTTAGGTTTTAACGTATCCTAAGACAGAAATAACTTACTAGCACTTGTTGCCTGTATTTCTGTTTCGTTGTTTCCAACTCTTCAGTTAAGACTTTATATTAATTCAGACAATTTTATTTTCTCTAATGATAATAATATTGTTACTGTCCTCCCTTTTGTTTTTTTGAAACCTGCAAACCTCCATTTATTTTTACCTTTTAAATCAACTATTACATATCGAGATTCATGTATTTCTTTATCTTCGATTATTTCAAAATATGCTATAGCTATTTTACTAAAGTTATCAAAATCTCCATATCTATTGTTTTTAATTAATTGTTTATACATAATTACTCTCCTATTAACTGGTTTTTGTTGGGATACCAGTAAACCCATATAAATTTAGTAGACTTCCATACTAAATTCTTTTACAATATCTTCATTGATATCGTCATAATAAAATTCTAATTCCTCCATACTAGTTTGTTTATACTTTTCGGCTTCATCTTCGGCAATTAAAATTATATCTTCCTTTGAAATGTTACCATCGTAGACCCATTCGCTCTTGGCAATTTCTATTGCCTCCCTTATTAATTCTCTGAGATATGCTTTTTCTTTAGTAGTATTAATCTTAAAATCCCAGTGAACTCTAGTATGTTGTGTTTCCTTAGTAATATGGTTGTTACTCATCTTTTATTCTCCTTTAGGCTTTAACTTTATAAAGTGATTATCCTAAGACCCTGAACAATTTCAGGGTTTCTGTTTTTAACTTCATCAGTTAGGATGAACAGTTTTGACACTTGTTAAGGTGTGTTCCTATCTTCTACTTTCTACTACTCCGAGCCTGCTTATATCTCGTTTTGGACTTGTCTATCAGTTCCAACACTTTCGACCTTTTCTAGGTCTACTGCTACTAAGCAGGGTTCATGTCGCCTTCAATGGCTTTTAGAGTTTGCTTCCTCAGTGCTCAATGTTTAAGTCTAACAATCTCTAACCCTTCCATATTCTCATATTTCTAAATCTATGTCAAGGATTTATTTTAATAAACTTTAAAATAGTTTTAAAGCTCTTAATATAAACAATGATATAAAGTATCTAATAACTATTATTCAAGTCTTATATGAGCCTTAAAAGGATTGTATGAATGTATATATGTATCTATCTAAAATAGAAATCCCGATACTAATAATCTAGATATCAATATCCTTTATCTATCTATAGAGAGAGACAAGACCACAAGAGTTTTATAATACTATTTACACTATAATCTATCTATGTATACCTATGCATAGGTTAAGTAACTGCTACCCTTTACAGTGGTTTATATCGTTCCATATACCCACACATGCATTCTCTAGGGTAGGCAGACAGAAAGCAAAAAAAATGTCCTTATTCGCTACCCCGTACCCCCAAACGTGAAATTCCTGTTAGTATATATGGATTACTTCCCACAGTGGAGGGGAAAATCGACTTATTAACAGTTATTAATTGACTTTAGGACTGTAGGTTTGTAGAATATAAAGATGGGAAAAATACTTACAGAGCTACAAAAAGAGTTCGTTAAGCACTTTAGTCAAACTGGTAATGCAACTCAGTCAGCAGTTAAGGCAGGGTACTCAAAAAAGTCAGCAGAACAGCAAGGATATGAGTTAAAAAACAAACTATCCTTAGAGATAGAAAACGAGACCAGACGACTGATGGGGTCTTGTGTGCCGATGGCAGTTGATAAGCTAAAAAAATTGGTGGAAGATGAAAGAATAAGTCCTTCTGTTAGACTTGGTGCTATAAATTCAATCTTGGACAGAACTGGTTATCAAACTACTCACAAAGTTGAAGATGTTACTGGTAAAAAATCTGACGAGGAATTAGAATCAGAATTAAAACATTTATTATCAGCTATTTCTGTAGACAAAATGGATGTTAACTAAGGTTAACTATGCAACCAGATGCATTAAGAAAGAGTTTTGAAGTCTTACATCAAAGAGTAAGTGCTATTATCTATTATATAAATGATAACTGCAAACAAGATGCACAACTTATGGCTATAGTTAGGAACGTAATAGAACCATTAGATGATTTACATAGCCATTATTGGCAGTTAGATTTAGAGGAAATGCCAAAAAATAAGGAAAAAACTCCTCATTGAGCGAACAATTAGAAAGAGCAGTAGAAATAGCTAAAGAATTAGAGCATAGAAAGGTTACTAATAGACTAGCAGATTATAAACCATACGAATATCAAAAGAAATTTCACAATACACAAGCATCACAACGGCTTCTTATGGCAGGAAATAGGATAGGTAAGTCTTTTTGTGGTGCAGCAGAAATAGCATTTCATTTGACAGGTAAATATCCAGACTGGTGGGAAGGTAAAAAGTTTGATAGACCTATTAGAGCATGGGCAGGTGGTGCATCTAATGAAACAACTAGGGATATATGCCAAAAAGAACTGGTAGGACAACCCGATGACCCATCAGCTAGGGGTACAGGCTCTATACCACTTAATTTAATTGGTAATGCAACTAGGAAACCTGGTGTACCAAATGCACATAACTCGTTAGTAGTCAAGCACGTTTCGGGGGGATGGTCTAGATTAGGGTTTAAAGCATATGAAATGGGTAAAGAAAAATGGATGGGGGAAGCTGTAGACGTAGTATGGCTAGATGAAGAACCACCACAAGCAATATATAGTCAAGCATTAACAAGAACTGCAGATAGAGGTGGAATAGTTTTCATGACTTTTACTCCAGAAAATGGTATGACTCAAACAGTGGCACAATTTGTAAATAATTTAAAACCAGGACAAGCACTACTACAAGCTGGGTGGGATGATGCACCTCATATGACAAAAGAGGTAAGAGACCAAATATTAGCTGCGTTGCCACCACACGAAAGAAAAATGAGAGAACAAGGTATACCACAACTAGGTTCTGGTCTTGTTTTTCCAGTAGCAGAAGAAGATATTATATGCGACCCAATACAAATACCTACTTACTGGCCAAGATTATGTGGCATAGATTTTGGATGGAATCACCCTACGGCAGCAGTTTGGATTGCTTGGGATAGAGATTCAGATATAGCATACGTTTATGATTCTTATGCTATGCGACAAGAAGCTGTCCCTATTCATGCAAGTGCAATTAAAAGTCGAGGAAAGTGGATACCAGTTGCGTGGCCTATGGATGGTAGACAAGCAGATAAGGGGTCTGGTAAGTCGCTTACAGAACAATATAGAGCAGAAGGATGCAATATGTTAAGAGAACATTTTAGTAATCCACCATCTCAAGGAGAAAGAGATGGCACTGGTGGTAATTCAGTTGAAGCTGGAATACAAGAAATGTATACTCGTATGCAGACAAAAAGATTGAAAATCTTCAAAAATCAAGATAAACTATTACAAGAACTGCGTATGTATCATCGTAAGGACGGAAAAATTGTTCCAATTAACGATGATGTTATTTCTGCAATGAGATATTGTGTTATGTCTTTAAGAAAAGCTAGGATAAAAGATTATCAACCTAGCTATACACAAGCAGAATCTGATTTTAATGTTTTTGCATAGGAGAACGAATATGCCAAGTGGTAAAGGAACTTACGGAACTAAGAAAGGACGACCATCTAAAAGGAAACCTAAATAATGGGTGGGGTATTTAGAGCTATTTTTCGAGCTCCAGCAAAAATCTTCGGTAAGATAACTGGCATTACTAAAGCAAAAAAGAAAGCTAAGAAACGTGCAGCAGAACAACAAACCCAAATTGCTCAATTACAAGCAGCAGCAGCAACACCATCATCATCTACTGCAACAAAAAGAAGAGCAGCATTAGGTTCTGGTTACGGAACAAGTGGTCAAACAATTATGACTGGTGTAAGTGGAATAGAGGAAAAAGCAAAAACTAGCAAAACTGTATTAGGTGGATAATGATAGAAGTCGTTAGTACAGAAGAATGGAAAGATAGATGTTATGAATGGATAAAACCGAAAGCACATTTATATTCTGACAACGACAAATTTTCCTATATGGGAATTATAGAAGATGAAGAAATTTTAGGAGTAATTTTATTCTCTGATTATGATGGTAACAATATTTTTATCCATGTAGCTCTTGATAGTCCTAGGGCTTGTCAAAGAAAAATTATTAAATTAATGTTTGACTATACATTTAACCAAGCAGGATGTGGTAGAGTTACAGCAACTTGTGATAACAGTAATGATAGAATTAAAAAATTAGTAGAAGGTGTTGGTTTTGAAAAAGAAGGTCTTATGAGAAATGCAATGCAAATAGACGAAACATATGTAGATACAGTAATCTATGGAATGTTAAAGGAGAATTGCAGATGGGTATGAAACCAAAAGTACCAAAACCACCACCAGTAGACACTTCGTTGCAAGATAAAGAGAAAGAAGCAGAAGCAAAACTTGAAAAAGAAAAACAAAAATCTTTGCAAACTAAAAGAACAGGTAGAGCTGGAACTATACTTACAGGTGGACAAGGAGTAACTGAAGAAGCATCAGTTGGTAAAACCATACTTGGTAGTTCAGGTAATACATATTAATGGAAAAATTTAATTACATAAAAAAAAGATTAAACCAAATGGAAGGTTCAAGGGGAACTTGGGAGGACCATTGGCAAGAAATACTTGACTATGTAATGCCAAGAAAAGCTGATATTGTTTTTACGAGAACTAAAGGTCAAAAAAGAACTGAAATATTATTTGATTCAACAGCTATTACTGCTAGCAATTTACTCGCAGCTAGTTTACAAGGCACATTAACTTCACCATCAATGCAATGGTTTTATTTAAAAGTAAGAAATGAAGAATTTAATGAAAACAGAGAAGTACAATTGTGGTTAGAAGATTCTGCAAAACGTATGTACAACGTATTTAATGAAAGCAATTTTAATACAGAAGTACACGAAATGTATCTTGACTTAGTTTCTATTGGAACAGGTGCATTATTTGTAGAAGAAGGTAATAAAGGGTTTCAAGAATCAGGTGTACATTTTAATACAATGCATATTGCAGAATACTATATTCAAGAAAATGTTTCTGGATACATAGATACTCTTTATAGAAAATATAAATTATCTGCTAGACAAGCTGTTCAAGAATTTGGAGAAGATAACGTAGGAGAGAAAGTATTAGAAGCTGCAAAAGATAAACCAGATAAAATGTTTAATTTTATTCATGCAGTAGAACCACTTGAAGATTACGAAAGAGCTTTAGGCAAAGGAGCTACTAAGTTACCATTTCATTCATGTCATGTATGCGAAGAAGATAAAATGACTGTTAGAGCAGGAGGGTATAATGAATTTCCTTATCTTGTACCTAGATGGTCTAAAGCAACAGGCGAAATATTTGGACGTTCACCATCTTACAATGCTTTACCTGATATTAAAACATTAAATAAAGCTGTAGAAATTGGACTTAAAGCATGGGCAAAAGCTATTGACCCACCACTATTAGTACAAGACGATGGTGTTATCGGTAAAGTAAGAATGACACCTGGTGGAATAACAGTAGTAAGAAGTGATGCAGCAATTAAACCTTTACAAATAGCATCTAATTGGCAAGTAACAGATTTAAAAGAAAATCAATTAAGAACTGCAATACGTCAAGCATATTATTCTGACCAATTGCAATTACAAGATGGACCTCAAATGACTGCAACAGAAGTACAAGTAAGATATGAATTAATGCAAAGGCTTCTTGGACCTACTCTTGGTAGATTCCAATCAGAGTTTTTGAATCCACTTATTGAAAGAGTTTTTGGAATCATGTTAAGAGCAAATGCATTTTTACCTGCACCAGAAATGCTTGAAGGCCAATCTGTAGATGTAGAGTACGTTGGACCACTTGCTCGTTCACAAAAAATGGAAGAAGCAGTAGCTGTAGAAAGATTATATCAACTAGCAATGCAAGTAGCACAAGTAGACCCATCAATTATGGATATTATAAATCATGATGAAGCAATTAGAACAAGAGCTGCCTTGCTTGGTGTACCAAAAAGTATATTAAAAAGTGTTGTAGAAGTTGACCAAATGCGACAAGATAGAGCTATGCAAGAGCAAATGCAACAAGAAATAGCAATGCAACAACAACAAGCATCAGCAACTGCTTCTAATGCAACAGCTTTAAATAAACTTGCTGACCCACAAACTCAAGCAGTAATGTCAGAAGTTGGAGCAGCAGCAGAAGAACAAGGGTTAATGGAAGAATGATAGAGGACGTTGATAAACAATTAAAACAATTACAAGGAGATTATGAAACCACTTTTAGTACAAAAGAGGGCGAAAGAGTTTTAGCTGATTTAGAATCAGCTTATTATAATAGGATATCTTTTTCAAAAGACCCCTATGAAACTGCTTTTAACGAAGGTAACAGGGCAGTTATTGTCAGAATAAAAAATCTAATAACCAGGAGGAATAAATAATGTCTGACGAACAAATGACCACCGAATCACAAGACAACCCAGAAGTAACTGAACAAACTACTAATTCAGTTCTTGGGTCTAGTACAGTAGGTGACAATCAAAACTGGAGGGATACCTTACCCGAAGAATTGAAGAATGACCCTACTTTACAAAATTTGAACGATGTTGAATCACTTGCAAAGACAGTAATTCATCAACAAAAAATGATAGGTAGCAGAATACCTATGCCTAAAAACGATGAAGAAAAGGCAGAACTTTATGGCAAACTAGGTAGACCAGAAGAAGCTAGTAAGTATGAAGTTGAAATTCCTGAGACACATCAACAATATTTTCAAGACAAATCAATGGATGAGTTTAAAAATGTAGCTCATAAAATTGGTTTAAACAATGAGCAAGTAAAAGCTCTTATGGATTTTCAAATTGCTGAAATTAATCATCAAGTAGAAGGTCAAGGAGCTAATCTTAATGTGCAACGTGAAGAAGTAGAATCAAGCCTTAAACAAGAATGGGGGTTTGACTACGATAAAAACGTAAGGGCAGCACAAAGAGCTTTGCAAGTATATGGCGATGAAGATGTTCTTGAACTTATGAATACAGAGGCAGGTAACCATCCAGCATTAATTAGAATGTTTGCCAAACTTGGTGGAGAAGTAACAGAAGATATGGCTAAAAATACACAAAATAATAGATTAGCAGTATCTCCTCTGGATGCAAAACAAGAAATTTCACAAGTTATGAGTGACAATAAGCATCCATATTTTGACCCAAATCATAGAGAACATAAAGAAGCTGTTGAGAAAATGCGACAACTACACGAAAAAGCATTTGGCAATAGTTAATTTTTTATGATATAATTTGCGTACCAAGTTCGCCCTATTAGGATAACGAATCGGTTAGCTGTGATGGCTATTATAAAATCCGACTGACAGTATCGTATACTGTAAGGTTTCCCGTTTTTAGGATAAAGACCGATTGAAGAAAATTATTTTAAAGGAGGACTAAATTATGTCAGTACAAATAACTACAGCTTTTGTCGAACAATATAAAAGTAACGTACTTCATTTGGCACAACAAAAAGGTTCAAGATTAAGAGATGCCGTTAAAACAGAAACAATAACTGGTAAGGCACATTTCTTTGAAAGAATCGGCTCTGTTGCAGCAGAATTAAGAACTTCCCGTCATTCTGATACTCCTCGTATGGATACACCACATTCCAGACGTAAAGTATCATTAGATGATTATGACTGGGCAGACTTAATTGATAATGAAGATAAAGTAAGAATGCTTATATCCCCAACATCAGATTATGCACAAGCAGGTGCATGGGCTATGGGTAGAGCAATGGATGATGCTATTATTACAGCAGCTACAGGAACATCTTATGGTGGAGTAGCTGGTGGTACATCAGTAACACTTCCATCAGGAAATAAAGTAGTACATGGTAGTACAGGGTTAAACCTTGCAAAACTATTATCTGCTAAAGAAATCATCGATGCTGGTGATGTAGACCCAGAAGAAGAAAGATTTATTATATGTTCAGCAGGTCAATTAACAGACCTATTAAACGTAGAACAAGTAACATCTTCTGATTACGCCACAGTTAAAGCGTTGGCACAAGGTGAAATTGATACTTACCTTGGATTCAAATTTATCCGTTCACAAAGATTGGGAACAGATAGTGATGGAAACAGACAAGTATTAGCATTTTGTAAATCAGCTATTGGCCTTGCTTTGGGTGCAGATATTTCAACAAAAATTTCCGAAAGAGCAGATAAAAATTATGCAACACAAGTATTTTTATCTATGTCAATCGGTGCAACTCGTATCGAAGAAGAAAAATTAGTTGAAATAGCGTGTACGGAATAAGTATATGCAAATAAAAATTAGTCAAAGGAGGACATTAACATGGCCGTAACAACACAAAACAGCACGGAGTACGCTAATTCGATAGCTTCTCCCCTAGTAACAACTGATACTGTCACTGCGAAAGGTAAGCTAAGAAGTTTAGCTTTTACACATGACCAGGATGGCGTTGGAGATGCAGGTTCATTTGTTGTCATTGGAAAACTACCACCAGGTAGGGTAAAAATCTTAGGAGGTTTGTCTCAATTCTATTGTAACTTCACTGCAGGTTCGCAAACAATAGACATTGGTTGGCAAGCATACGAAGATTTAGATGGCACAGCAGTAGCACTTGATGTTGATGGAATGATAGACGGGTTAGACGTAGATGCCGTTGGTTATTTCGATATGCAAGGTAATACTGCAGCAACTAAATTGCTCGGTGGAAACCACACATTTACTAGTAAAGCAGGAGTCGTTATTACTGTTAAAGCAATCGGTGCTTTAGCAGATGGTGACGATTTAGCTGGTGTAATCACTTACATCGTAGACTAAATCTACAACATCGTAGAGGTAGCGTATTGAATTATGCTACCTCTACAAGTAAAATAATATTATGGCAACAGAAGTATCAATATGTTCAAACGCACTTAGAAAATTAGGAGATGACCCTATTACTTCTCTTACTGATGATACAGAAAGAGCAAGACTTTGTAATGCTTTTTATGAACCAGCTAGAGATTCTTTATTAAGAAGTCACCCCTGGAATTTTGCAATAACTAGAGCTGCTCTTACCCAGTTATCAACAACACCTGCGTATGGGTTTTCTTA